TTCCCAGTGGTTTCAAGATGGGACATGAAGAGTCTCCCGGGAAATCCGCATAAGAAATGTAGAAGATATGATCATCTCTCTTTGCTTGCGTTCCACAACTGTAACTTTGTTGAACGGATGGAAGGGCCAAGGGTTTATCCTGGGATGCGAGACAGCACTTGGCATCAATGTCGACATCGCAGCATCTGTTATTCACCTGTTCCTTCATGTCTTCTCCTTGAAACATACGGTATTGCTTCAGAGACGGATTGTCTTTGATGAACTTAACAATATTGAAATTCGAAATTCTATGGTAGTTTTCACTACTTTCCGGTACAACTCGATTGGTCCGTTCAATAGCACTCATAGAATTCCGAGACCTTTTCACATTCCTACCATCGTAGACATACCCGTTGATGCGCAAGACAACATGAGTCACGTCCGCTGGAACGTGATCCCGAACATTGATGATCACAGTCTGATCATAGTATTTCTCGTGCCAGTACACCGTCTCCGGGTTTACGGTAAACAAGTTGTTCGGTGCTGATAGGGATACGCCCACGTATTGCTCTTCTACGGGACGATCGAATGAACCAAAGTAAGGAGAATCTGGATCTATATAGCTAGGAAGTTCTTCTGGAACCGGATAAGGTCCTCCGAATTGAGGCCAGTAATTTTCATAACCATGCATGTAGGTTTGATCTAGTACTGTAATATAGTTGCGTCGCTCCATACCCTTGACTCCGGCTTCCACCATTTCCTCATCAGTCAACCATACCCAATGCCTTGGATTTTTGGTGCTGAGTATGTCTGCCAGTTTTTGATTGTAAATTTGGGTTCCATTCAATCCCACTTTTTTACTTTCTTCACTGATTGCACGGTTAGGTACTTTAACTTCTCCTTGTGGGATCCACAAGGATCCAAGTGACTCTTCACCATACTGAGACCTTTTCGCCTCCAGTGTGAATGTGCTGTTCGCAGAAATGTACATTTCTACAGTCGAGTGTCTGTTGTAATTTTTTGGAAGTCGATTGTTTCCCGGATCATTCTCCTGAGGAGGTTGCATGTCGTTCCAAAGTTTGCCGCGACTGATGGCAAAGTCTCCTCCGTATGGATAAAAAGCTTGTTCGCTGATTGTTCCATTCCACTTTGGACCGGTAGCCAACCATTCGTGTTTTAGGTTGTCCCAATCAAAGTAATTGAAAAGTATATTTGAAAGCATTTTGGTTTTATTTAAAATAAACATAAAAATAGTTGATCGAACAATTTATCGGATCAGGCATTTTTCGACCAAATCCTTGAAATCGTCGACTACATATTTATTCTTCCACATGGCATGCACGTCTTCCTTTCCTTCCCAAATCATCGCAGATTCGGAAATGATGACAGGATGCAAGAAGCGAGGAGGGGTTTGTCCTACATAGGCGTCGGCAATGGCTTTTTCAAAATCAAATGGCACTTTTTGGGTTTTCAAATCGTATGCAAAGAGAAACGCGCAGTAATTCTTAGCTCCATATTTTTCGAGCACAATCTGTCGACTTTGATACGGTATTTCTTCAAGGTAGACGAATGTATCGTCCAAGAACAAAATGAGGTCGGCCAAAACATGTTGCATTTGATATAATCCTGAAGAAGTTTGCATTCGATGAATGGTCTTCGAAACCATTGCTTCTTTCGTTCCGTACAGAGCATCTTCCCATACCTTGCTTTTTTCAAATGTCATGAATCGAGCCTGAGATCTTATAAGATACCGAAATCCATGTACAAATCCTCCTGAAGAAACTTTGTAATCGTTTCCGTGCATGACAACACCTGAGTACCACCCTCTCGAAAAGCTATTTCGAACCTTGTAAAAGTGATCGGTATGAGGGAAGCGATTTTTTGTCAGATCGTTCATATCGGTGACAAGTGAAGGACGAGCGCTCGTGAAGCCTCCACAGTAGACGAAATTGTCAATGCTTCCTCCTGAACAGTCGGTTCTGTTGTAGCATCCTATTTGCTTCATCTCACTTGTCACGACCTCAATTGTGTCCAATGTCTTGAGCATATACCTGTCAAAGAGAGTCATGTACTGCATGCGAAGGTGTCCAGGATAATGGGTGAGACCTGCAAAGGATGCCGGTCGAGACGTGTACACATGAACAGACTGAGCGCACGTTGCGAGCATATTTGCCGTTTCCATTCCGGCATTCCCTCCGCCTATGATTCCTATGCGCTTGCCACGACAGAAGTCCGCCTCTTGGGTTTTGGAATCCAGGTCAGGAAAATTGCTATAATCCATGGACGCAAAGTCCGATTTGCGCTGTTGCATACCGGTTGCCAAGACGACATGTTGGGAGCGTAGGCATTCTTGTGCATCGTTACACACTGTAACTCCCTTCGCGTCATACGCAACCGTCGTTGCATTCCAAAGGTAACGAATGTTCAGGTGACTTGCAATATCCTCGAGATATTCCACATAGGTGTCTGCTTTGGGGTAAAACTCATTCGAATAATTTTTTGAAAAGTCACAAAATGTAGCGCGGGCATGCAAGAGTGTATGCCAGTCGTGACGAAGCGCAAAGTCTCCTTTCAATTCTGAATTAAAATTGCATCGATTGTGACTAATAAGACGCCGAGATCGCGGATATTTTCTGAAAAAGGAAGCGGGATTCGATTGACTTTCAACGATTACATAACTCATGTTGAATCTGTCTAATAGAAGACCCCACTGCAGCCCCGCGGCACCTGCTCCGACAACGATAACATCCATTTTGTATTTATAAAAAAAAATAACTAACTATTCAACCGCTCAAGAGTTTCGCGAATCACGTTTTGTTGCCAGAACCGTGGGACCACAATGTACCGTACTTTGGGTTGTAATTGTCATCTCCTCATACTCACCAAGGTTCTCCGATTCAGCTTCAAAAGTATTTAAATCTGATAGTAATGTTTCAAGCTCTTGATCCTTAGCTGCATCCGTGCTGGATCTTAAACATACGTTATATCTCATTATTATATTCGTAATGTATTTTTTTATACATACAAAAATAATTTAAATAGTCTATAAATTCTTGAAAATGTTCTTCGTTGTTATCATTCCACAAAACAAACTTTACAACTATTTTTTCAGATTCAGAAAAAATCAACAAATTTTTATGGTTTACATCATATATACTATTTATATTTTCTCTGGGATTTGAAATTAAAATAACACTTTTTACATAATTATTTATACCAACACGACAAAAAAGATTTCCATTTACTTGCTGTGGTGAATACCATTTTAAAATAGACTTTGTGTCGTGTTTGTTTAGCCAAATGTGGTTAAATGCACTTGATAAAAGTATTAGACTCGCCATTTAACTATTGTTTTTTTTAATAATATGACTCAACGTTCAAAAACAAACTTTCTTCAGTTGAGTTTACTGGAAGTAACAAAGACAAATCCGTACATACTACAAATACATATGTACCCGGCTTACTGGCGTAAATCTCATATCCAGGAATGCCGGAAAGACTGTGACCTTGTCGATTTATATCGGTTACTGGTACATTTATAGGATATAATGGAGGATTATCCTTATAAAATTTGTTTTTAATGTTTTCTGCATTAACAATTCTTGAACACAAGGTTTCACCATCTACATTCTGATAATCATCTTTCATAATATTTGTAGGATCTATAGAGCTAAAATCATACGTATCAGATTCAACCAACGCCAATACAGACGACGGTTTATTATCTACCAACGTTGTAGGATCAGAAGTCGATCGCTTCATGCGTAAATGCTTGAAATTTCCTGTATTAGGAACATCTACTATTAACACCAAACATTCTAAAATGACAGGCTCTCCACTTGTGTTATTCGCTGCATCTCTAGCATATGCTGCAGCTTCGAATGAACTATTTGTCAAATATATGCCGGTACCGAACAACGCACGTGACCCAACTATAAAACCATTTTTCAGTATATTATTAGATACCCTAGAAGATGTACCATGCAGTAGTTTTTGCATGCGTACAGTACCACCACAACTTCTAAAGAATTTAATAGTGTCTATAACTCTTTTTAATTGGAAAACCTGCTGAAACGTAGGTTGATGCCAAAATGATTCTATATAGGTTCCAAGTGGAACTTGTTCTCCATTACAGAATGTAACTTCAATGTTTTCGTTTGCTACAATTTGCTGCATCAATTCAAAAGGGTCTCCGTTATACGCATATTCTCCAGAACTTTGTGTAGACGGTGAAACTTTTTGTTTTCCCGCGACTTTGCTTGAATGACTCGACCTCCATGCACCGGATGAAGGTCCACTGACACCAGATGAAGAGCCTCCGACACCAGATGAAGGTCCTCTAGCACCAGATGAAGAGCCCCCGACACTAGATAAAGGCCATCTGACACCAGGTAAAGGGACCTCGACACTAGATAAAGAGCTCCCGGTACCAGATGAAGAGCCCGCGACACCAGATGATGAAGAGCCTCCGGCACCAGATAAAGGAGATGGAGTTAGAGGCGTTCGTGTAGGAGTTCGAGGAGTAGTCGGTACAACATTTTGTTTTCCATTCTTGTTCGAAAAAACCGAAAAATTTTTAGATGCTGGAGAGTTGGTAGTGTTCGGCGTCACCGAAGTTTTTGATTTTATTAATTTCAAATTTTGTCTTTGAGTATCTCTAGTTGTTTTATCTGAAAACATTAATGTATAATAAGGAGGATAATCATTATAATGTACACTTGTTACCGTTGCAGGTCTTGTTATACCTGAACTATCCGTGTGCATGACTTGGTCACCATGTGCTAAAATATAATCTTCCTGATCATTGTTCTGTATGATATGTACACGTGTCGGAAACGATTTGGCTCTTTGTAATTTTGAATCACCCGGTGCAAATGAGAAGTGTCTTTGGGATGATCCTGCTTTTGAGCTGGAAGTCCTAGAACTACTTGAATTTGACTTCTGGTACTTGGAAGAAAATGGTGAAAACTCAATTTTTTTTGGCGGCATATTATTTAATTAGCGTTATAAAAATTATCATATCATTTACTTTTAGCTTCTATTTTTTTTTATTTTGATAACGTAAAGCAAATGTTATTAAAATAAGCAGCCCTTTCAATACTACTTTCGTTAACACAAACTATGACACAAACAATTCATAACCATCATTTTAGCACAATATCACCAGCGGAGTTTTTTTTAAATATTGCATTGGCAACTTCCATATATGGAAATGACAGAGGTGATGATTGTACTACTTCTTTAGAAAAATCTTTGATCTGTATAACAACAATTGGCTCCATAGCTTACTTTGCATCAGATACATATACTTTGCCCTTTTCATTTTTAACTGCATATCTAATATACGAGTACAAAAATATAAAAAAAGATATTGCTCCTTTTAAACCATTTTTTGTTAGTTTTTTCTGGGTTGTGTGTACATATTTTCAACCACTTTTTATAAGACATGATATTTCTTGAGTATTCGTTATTTGTGTCACTTCTTTTAATAATTTCTTCACTTTCTCATATTGCAGACATACCCGATATAAAAGAAGATGAAGAAAACAATATAAACACACCAGCGGTTATTTTGGGTGAAAAAAACTCTTACATTTTTGCATACAGCTTATTAATAGCGTCTGTATTTACACATGGAACTCAAGGAAACAATTTGATGGATATTTTTTATGATGTTTTTTCGGTACTTACAGTCACATCATTTATAAACAATATACAACTCTCATTTTTTACATTTTTACTACTTTTAGGATATTACAAAACTCAAGAGTATTTTTTGTATAATTTTATTACAGAACTTTTTAGATTGTCTGATAATTTTCATAGTTTAGCAACAAGCTCTTTGCCATGGATTATACACAATACAGAAAACTTGAATCCGGAAACAAGAAAATTTTCAATTAAAAATTGGATAAATATAATGTCGTATGGTGACAAAATGGGGGGAGAACTGTTAAACTGTTATACAGATGTTGTAAAAAATACGTTTGATTTTATGATTTAATAGTTTATTGCGCAACAAGGAATGTTTGGAAACAGCACGACGACACCAATCGAGACATTCGATTCTTATGAAAGTTTCGATGACTTTTTATCACCTGAAACTCTGGAAACCATCACGCGACCATTTCTTCCAGAGAAAAATGTTAAAAAAATTAGAATCAAATGCGATACAATAA